CGTCAGTTGTTGCCCCCGCATGGCCGTTGCCGTTAAATCCAACGGCGTTTCCGAAAGAAGAACAATCGGCGGCAACAGGCTTACCCACCATAAAACAAGATGCGGGAGTCCCATTGATTAACGCCACGGCATCGCCGCCCGATGCCATAACTGAAGTTGTGGCAGTAGAAAAATAAACGGTCTGTTTGCCATTGAATCCTGTGGCCTGAAAGAATGGCTGATTTCCTGTCGTTGGTTGTGTTACATTATTGCCATTGCCGCTTTGATCTGCCCACGCAGAGACTTGCGATCCATTAAGCGTAATTCCTACGTCTGCCTTAAACCAAGCGATCAATCCTGTTAAGGATGCCGGTGTAAAACTGGATGGCAGAGCCATCGGCCCTTGTGCGGCAAACATCGGCATCAGCGTTCATCCCAAGCTGCCCGTATCACGTCATAATCGTCGCGCTTCCAAATGATTTTCTGATCCTTGGTCTGCCACGGAAATTGCTCGCCGATCTCGATGCCCTGCGAATCGCGCCAGAACTCAGGACGATTGCAGATGAACGGATCATCGTCCGACACTTCGTTGAATAAGATCCACGGCTTTGTTCCGAACAGTGCCAGGTTCCAAGGGCCGTTAGGAACGAAGAAATTCAACTTGGCTTCTTCGTAGAGAGCTTGCCGAACATGAATGTTGGTTGACGCAATGGGGCAGGTTTCCCGACCAAGCAAAGGTTCGCCAGCCTTGGCGGTATCACGAAGGAATATCACCCGTTCGCCTTGTCGATCGAGATCATCGGCAAGCTTGAACCAGTTGTCGAGATTTGAATTTCGGTGCTTCCATGTGTCGAGCTCGCGCAGCGTAATGGTGATAGGCTGGGGTCCGCCATGCAGCAGCCTTCGGATAAATTCCTTGGCCTGTTCCGGTGGCGTGAGTTTGGGAACGGCAATGCCGGCGCGCGCCATGTCGGTGACCGGCTTCATCACAAACCAGCGATTGTCACGTCCGCCCACCGCGGCGTCGGTTTCAATCGCGCCAATCATGGGAAGCAGCGGTCGCATCACGCCGGTGTACATCTGGCGCCGATAGCCGGTGTTCAAACCGCTTTTGCCGTCCTGCCCATGCGTGAACGCGATCTTGAGCGGGCCGGCTGCACCCTCTTTGATACGGGTCATTTCCGCTGCGATCAGCCAAACAAGGAAGTCGTAGCTGGTTGGGCTTGAACCTAAATTGTAACAGACATGCGCGGCGTCGAGGTCTTTTGGCGGCGGCCCGGAATTTCGCCGGGCCGTCTCCCACATCTTGAGTTTGAGTTGATCGAGCGCGTAAGGCGCGGCGTATTCCAGATCGGCAATGCCGGCAAACGAGCACGCCATCAGGTTGGGAAGCTGATGTGCGACAAGAGAGACGTGGCTGATCTGCCCCTTACGGGCGAGATCTAACCACCCCTCCAAAAATTCAATGACCTCTGCGTTGCCGTATGCCTGGCTCTCCTTGACTTGTGCCTTGAGCATTGCGCATCACAGTGGTTCATAAACAATGTGGGCTCCCATCAGGCCGACCGAGCCGCCGGTGAAGGCGCCCAGGACCGAGCCGGACAGGTTGGATGTCACGCCGATGATGCCCCATTCCTCGCCGGGCGCCGCCTGCCAGCGCACGATGCCGCCGAAGGCATTAAACGTCAGATTGAGTTTGGCGACGGTGGCGGCCGATGAGCGGGCTGGGCCGGTCGATGCGGCCACGTAGGTGATCGGCACCGTGCCGAGCGTCTGCGTCATGCCGTTGAGCGGGCCGTCCGAGTTGGGCGAGGCCAGCGCGGTCGGCGTGGTGCCGAAGGCGACGGAACGCGCGAACTGCATGATGTTGACAGCCGAGGACGTAGCCTGACCGCCGCATTCGACTTCGATGACGTTCAAGCCTTGCGCGGCCGCGCCGGACTCGATCGCCATGTAGGTGGTATTGGCGAAGAAGTTGGTGCCACCATCCGCTGTTGCTGTCGGCGTCCAAGTCGCCGCCTGGAATGATCGTTTAGCCATTTTGTTCTCCTGTGAGTAGCGGAAGCGGACTGACGCGCGGATCGAACCCCTTAGTCATTACAACATCGACGACTTTCTCGTAGGGCGTATGGACATAATCTGGTCGCTGCATGTCGGCGTAGCAGTAGTCACAGACGTACTTGCCGCCGCATTTCATGCAATTTTCTCGCGGACGCACACGATCTTTTCTTTTGAGAACGACGACATTGTTGCCAGCCGTCTTGCAGTGAATGCAGGTCAAGGTATCAGCTTCAAAAAACTTGCCGCCTTTGACTTGATCGGGATCAAACCCGCAGGCGATCGCAATATCTTCCGGCACGCCGGGAGAGGCGCGGTGATCGATGAACAGATATCCAGTACGCTGCGTCAACTTGTTGGTATCCCTTGCACTTCGGCAAACACGGCCGTCGCCGTCGCAATCGTGAAGCGATAGGTACCGAGCGGCAGGTTTTGAACGGTGCCTCCTGCCACGGCAAAGTCTGTAGCCGAGGTCATGGAAACGAAAGTCGATCCGTCGAGTGCGAGCCGCTGCAACTTGACTGATCCACCGCCGAACGTGGCAACAGCCGTGACGCCGTAAGAACCGCCCTTGAGGGGAAAGGTCGCGGTGTTCGCCGCGATATTCGAAAATCCTTTTCCATCGACTGCTGTTGGCACAGGTCACCCTCACTGCGCCACGTCGAAGCCAGCGGCAGCAACCTGTTGCGCATTCTTGAAGAACCTTTCGAATGCCTCCAGAGCCTTCATCACTTCTGTCGATCTTGGTTTCACACCATCGGTAATCCGCAACTCGAACAGGTCGCCTGCGGTGGATGACGTTCCGGTGGTGAAGTCGATATATTTTTCGCCTTCCACACCGCGCTTGAGACTGACAAAATGATCGGCCATCCAACGTCTCCTATGTAAGTGCGCCGCCGTAACCGGCCCGAGCGGCCGATAGAACGGCATTAACTGCAGCGTTGAGTTGGCTCTGCGTCGTGATTTTAGTTCCGTCCCATGTCACGGTCAGGTCGCCCGAGATCGCCGCGTTGAGCGGTGTTACATGCCCGTTCAGCGTCGTGACGTGTGCCTGCGTAGGCGATGCGCCATCAGCAACAAGAACGGCCGTATCGGCGACAACGGAGGCAATATCCGGCACCGAGCCGACTGCCGACCCGGCAAATCCGCCACCTGCAAGCGCAGTCACACTGATTGCGGCACGGGCCATTTATTTCAATCCTGCCGAAATCGCGAGTTGCCGTAGCGTGGCAATCGCGCTGTCGAACATGGTCAGAGTGGTGATCACGGCCGGATCATACGAGACCGTGATATCGCCAGAGGCCGCAGCAGAAACCGAAGCAGCCGAGTTTTTATGGTCCTTAACGTCGACCTTCCTGGATGCGCTTTTGTCCGCCGTGCAGTTGAGGAATACCGTCTGTGCCATCGTTACTCCACGTACCAGCATTCCATGTTGATGATGCCGCCGGTGGAAACCGTGGTGGTGACGTTGGCCTGGATGTCAAAGAAGCCGCCCGGATCGAGGGTGAACGTCGTGACGCCAAGGTTCACCAGCACTTGCCAGAGCGGCAGGTTCATGTGGGCGAGCGTGAAGGTGCCCTTGAGCGTGTAGTCGACGCGGGTTTGCGCCACCAAGGTTTGCGCGGCGCCGAACAGTTTGTTGTTCGCCGCGGAAATCTGCGGGATCGTGCCCTGCAGAGCAGATGGCGTTCCATCGTTAGCGGAGTCGCTATGAACCACGTTGAAGTCGGCCGCCCCGGCACCCGCCACGGCACTGTCAAGGACGAGCTTCTTGATCTTGGCATTGGTCGGGATGCGAACCAGTTTGAAGGTCGACGTGGTGTCGTCGGCCGAAACCGCCGTAACCTGATCGGAAATCATCCGCACCGTGCCCTGATTGAACTCGCCGACCGTATTGGCGGTTACGGGCGAGGCATCAAGGTTGGTGATCGAGGTCGATTTTAGATTGTGGCCAGCCATTTGTGATCTCCCTTTACGGCGTCACATCGGCCGCAGCCGAAGTATCGGCACAGAGCACTTGCAGAAGCCGGCCAGGTTCAAGCCGGGTCGCGCCGCACGACATGCCCGTGTAGAGCTGGTACGGCAGGCTTGAGAGGTCTTTCCGCTGCGAGATGTCGTTAGAAACGTCCTTCCAGACGCCGAGATAGGCGCCGGATTTAACCAGCGCGATGTTCTGGCGGACGTTTGATGTCGAGGTCAGGCGCTCCGAATACACGATGTCGAAGCCCATGAAGCGCACCACCTTGCCGTCGGTGAGCACCGGGCGGTCGCCGGCAAACTCGGTGGAGACAACCTGCACCTGATTGAGCAGATCGCTTTCCCCTTGCGAGTTGGTGATCCAGGTCAGTGCTTCGGTGTCGACCTCGACCTGCAGTTTGCGGAAGGCCCGCTTGGCCTCGATCATCTTGGCCACCGTCAGACCGGAGGCAGCCGCTGAGCCGAAGGTCGAGGGGATCTGGAAGCCGGCTCCGGTGACGGTCGATCCGGTATTGAAGCTTTCCGGCGATAGCGAGCCGGCATCGGTGCCGATCTGAGCCGTGGCAAAAGCTGCGGTGATAATGCGGTCATCCCATTCGCGGGCGACGGCGGAGGCGGCCACGTCGGAATATTGCGAGGTCGGATCGCTCAACAGCTTGAGTTTGTCAAACGTATCGATCATCTGCGTGGCTTCCTTGTCCACCGGGAACACCCAGCGGCGTGAGAAATCCACGTCCTGACGATTGAGCGGTGCGAAGCGGCCTGCGGGGGCCTGCATCACGATCGCGCCGATGTATTGGATGGGCGAAGCCTGTTTGCCGTAATGGGTGCCTTCCATAACACGGCCGCGCAGCTTCGACGTTCTCTGTTGCAGCTTGAGCTGCAGCAAAGTCGAAAACTGCGTCACAAATAGTTTAGGCAGGTTCTCTGACATGGCGATCCCATTCTTTCGGTTGGTGCGAAAGCGTGCTGGCGTGTCCCTTTGCAGGGGGCCGTCAAACCTTCGGCCGTGTCCGATGAACGGGGGCCGTCACTATCGCGATGTGGCCGTGTCCTTTTCGGGGGCCACAACTCCGCAATGGGGTCAAAATACGCGACCCGATTTTTCCCTCAACGCACTCTCAATCTTTCTTCTTGGCGTGCTTGGATTTAATTTTGTTCCCGGTTTTATTGGCGATTGCGATGGCCTCGCCTTCCGGAACACCTTTTTTCAGCAGGGCATTGGCCTGCCCCGCCGCCTTCGATGCCGCCTCGCCGGATAGCTTCTTGTTGTGCCGCGAGGCAAATGTTCTGGCTGACCACGGCATTATTTGAGCCTTTTATCGACCGCCTTGTGCGCGAGAATGCGCTTGGCCTTGCCCATCTGCGTGACGGCAACCGGGTCGTTCATATCGCCATAGCGCAGCCCGCCTTTGTAGGGATGGCCGCAATACGTCTTGCCGCTGATGCAGCAGTGTTCGACATTGCAGACGGCCGGGCAATCGTTCTGCGTTAGCCCGGAAAATTCGTCGGGCTTCTTTTCGACAACTGGCCGCGCAACCTTGTTGGCGCGGCGGTGATATTTGCGTTTTGGCTTGTCGACTTTCGGTTCGTCGATTACGGTTTGGTCTGTCATTCTTCTATCTCGCTAATTCCGGTGATTTGTTCTTCCAGCGCTTTCCATTCGCGCACGGTGGCGGCATCGCCCTTGAGAAGTCTTTCGCCCCAGGCTTGGTCTTGCATGAGTTCGGCCAGCCGCGCCTGCGCTGATGCCACCGTTTTGGGATTACCAGAATTGGCGCCCTCGACAAACGTATCCTCAGTCGTGCCGGTGCCGATTTTACGGAATATATCCATCATACGGACAAGCCCGACCGTGTTTCCGAGCACGTTGAAGTCTTCGTCTGACATGCCGAGGCGGCGGGCTCCCTGCATGGCGGCCAGCCGGTTTTCTTCATAGTTTGCGCCCCAGCTTTTTTTAAGCTCCGCTTTCTGACGATCAACATTTGCTGTCGTTTCCGCCAGTTCCGCAGCGTCCTGTGCGTCCATGAATTTTGCCATAGACTGCGCAAAGGCCGTCGCAGCATCCTTGCTCAGATGGTTGGAGAACGCAGTCTGACGCAGCGTTTCCGCGAATGCTTCGTCGAGAGGCTTGTCGTTTGCAAACTTGACAGAGGACAAGTCGTATTCCTTCGCATCCTTCGGCTTGCCGAGCCGGTTGTAAATGGTGTTCCATCCGGCCTCATCCTTTGCATCCTTGGGCAGACGCAAAAGCTGTTCTGGCGGAACGCCGACGAATTTCTGCGCTTCGCGCGCTGCCTTGGTGGCTTCAAGCGCGATGGTCACGGGATCATCGTGCTTCCATGCCTTGTTTTCCCAATAGCCGATCATCTCGGCATCGGCCTTGCCCTGATACCAGGGCGTGCCCGGCGTGGGCGCGGGCGGCGGGGTTACGCCGGGTGACGGTGCTGGTTCATCCATTGGGCTCTCCTTGTTTCAGGCGCGGTCGGCGCAGGGCGAGTTGAATGATGTCGTTTTCGTCGAGATGGATAAGTTGTTGAATGCGTAGCCAAACTTCACGCCGTCCTTCAAGCTGAGCATGTAAACGCGGGTCCGGATGAAAGCACGACTCCGCGGCGCGGCAGAACGGCGCCAGATCGGCGAGTACCGCCTGTCCCGCGGGACCGCCAAAAGCCAGTCGGTAAGCGCTGCGCAGTTGATCATTCTGGTCACGAACCTCATCGGCCATTTCTTTGGCTCATTGCGTCACAGGAGCGCCGGCAGGAGCACCTGGCTGCTGTTGTGGCTGCAGCATTCCGGCCTTGGCCTGATGCGCCTGCGCGTTCATCAGCGCCGCCTGTCCGGGCGCCGCGGCAACCTTCTGCTGGTCAGACTGGGCCTTCGCCCGCTGCTGTGCCTTGGCCTGTTTTTGCTGATCGCTCGCCATCCAGGACAGCGGCATTCCGTTGATATCGGCCACTTCCGGCATCATCTGGTCAAAGTCAAAATGATCGTAGATCGAGGGATCGCCGGTTGATTGCGCGATGGTATGGGCGATGTCGAGGGTGCGCAGGCCGCCGGCGGCGCCGCCGGCCCGCTGCGTGCGCGCCAGCGGCGAGGTATAGATCACGCGGTATTCTCCGCGCGCCTCGCGCAAACCTGGCGGCATTGGCGGCAACAGCCCTTGCGATCCGCCTTCGTCGAGCTCGCGATCGATCATCGGGCCGAGGTATTCCGATTGCTGGCGGCCCAATGTGGGTCCGATCAGGATGCCCTTCTGGTTGACGATCTCGGTGACCTGCGTGGCGGTCAGCACCTTTTCTTCGAGGATCAGCTTGAACAGCGAGACAAGGAAGGCGTCGTCGATCAACGAGCGCTCCATCTCCATCATTTTCTCGTTGACCTGGATATTGCCGGTCGGCAACACGTCAACCAGCCGCTTGCCATCCGACGACATGCCGCCTTTGTTAAGCGCTCCCGGCCTTAAGTTAAAATCGACCACGCCATCGTCGGTCGTTAGCAGCACCGGATCGGCGGCGCGGTGGCCCTGCTTCAAAAACGTGGTCTTCTGTGCATTGAGCGTCTTGAGCGCCGGCAAGACCATCATTGCCGGGCCGCGGCCATAGACTTCGTTTGGTCCCTGGTCATAGCGCGACGGCGCGATCGGAAAGCTTCTATATCCGCCTTCCGGCGCCATCAGGCATTGGCCTTCCAGCGAGACGTAATGCGAGGAATACGGCAGCGCCCTGATGTCGTAGCGATCCGGGTCATAATCGAGGCGCGGGCGCACGCAATGCAGGAACGAGTATTGCCACTGGCTGTGATTCTGCAGCGGTACGTGCAGGCCAGCCGGCAGGTACTCCATGCCCCATTTCTGCATTGCCTGGTAGGCGGTCAACTTGAACCAGCGGACAAAGCCATCGACGATGCCCTGATGACTTTCGCGAAAGAACATCTCGCCGGTGGGGATCGCCTTGTAGCGCCAGCCGCGCGAACCGGGGTGCAATCGCGCGTCGAGTTTATCGATGAACATCGAGCAGTTGCCGTAGGCGCCGAGCGCGCGGAACACGTTCTGGTTCTGCCCGGTGAAGTTGGCCAATGGTGAATAGCGAAACTTGAACAAGATCTTGGTGACCTGTTCGAACCACAGTCGGGTCTGCCGGTCCTTCATCACGTCATCGTTGTCGGCGCGCAGTTGGTGCCATTCCATGTTGCGCGGGGTGAGCATCGAATCGCAGATGGCGGCAAAGCGCGACAGCGCCATCATGCCGGAGGCATCGACCTGCTGCTGGGTTCGCTTTTCGCCCTGCATAGTGAAATTGCCGTAGAAGAACGTATTTTTCTGGGTCGGATCGATCAGCGAGGCGACTTCCTCCCACTGCATGGCGAAGTTGTTGCGCCACACCGTCATCTGGGAAAATTCTTGCAAAATATCTCTGACCACCATCGACTCGCGTTCGGAGACGACGCGCGACTGCGGCAACAGCTTGGCGGCGCCATAGGCGTCAGTGGACAGTAAGGCGCTTGGCATCGGGATCTTTCGGGTCAAAGGTCGGATCGAGGCGGCGGTCGGCCACCACCCATTTCAGCGCGCAGGCAAACAGTTCCTTGCGATCGGCATCGTCTAGTTTCATGCTGTCGGCGAGCCGGCGAAACTCTGACTGCATTTCCATTTCGTCGCGGAAGATCACGGCGTCCCTGACGATGGTGCCGTCGCGCAGCGCCACGTCGGCGACGACCGCTCCTGTTTTAGAAATCTTCGCCGCGGTGATCAGGGCCGGTGGATTGAGCCCTTCGAAGCCGGGAAACACGATATGCAGCATCACCAGCAGAATATCGGCGTCATAGACATGCGCGAGCACCGAAATGATGACGGGGCCGATCGGCTGTTTCTCGGTGGCCTTGAGCACGCGGCCCTGCCACATATCGCGCAAATCCAGCGCGTGCTTGCAGGTCAGGAGGCCGGTTTCATCCACGGAACTGACCAAGCAAATTTTGCGCGGCCAATCCCATCGAGTTGCCTTTGGTCAATGCCTGGCCAGCACGCAGCAGTTTCTTCTTTTTTTCTTCCTCGTCGGTATCGACTTCGTTGGCCAGCAGATCGCCATCGCCGATGCCGAGATCGAGCGCAGCCGGGGAATAGATTGATTTTGCCATATTGGGACGTTGCGCCGCGCCGAATGCGGCCTCAACGCACTCAGAACAGCGGAAAATCCACCCCCTGCGCTATCCCTCCGGACTGGCGGCGGGTATCGGCCGACCCTAATCCAACGCTGCGGGCGTATCGTTTCATCATCACGGCGATCCGCACAGCGGAGATAATATCATCGCGTTCCTTGACGATCTGGCCATCCTTGCGGTGATAAAGCCGGTATTCGTCGAAGAACTCCGACAGGTGGCTGGCCACCTTGAAGCGGCCGGTGGTCATGCGGTCCTGTAGTTCGACGATGCCGGCCTCTGTAGAAAACCCGCCGTCCGGCCAGGTGGCGTGCACGTCGAGCATGGCAAGCCCCTGTTTTTTATACAGTTGCGCCATGGTTTCACCTGTGTTGCGGTCGCCGCGCACATTGCCATCGTGCGGCCATGCCACAGGAACCGAGCGCCCGATGGTCTTCATGGGGACCGCGTGCTGCAGCGGCAGGGTGTTTTCCATGCGGATGACGTGATGCAGGTGGATCACGTCGTTATCGCGGTCCCACAGGATCAGCGCGGCGGCGAACGGGTGGTCGATGCCGAAGTCGACACCCCAGAGTTTCACCCAATGCGCTGGGATATAATCCAATAGAGGCTCGCAAATAGCCGCCTCGGCAATCTGAAAGATGCGTCCGGATCCCAGCATAGGCACACCCTTGACGCGCGCTTCGCGCTCGTGCGGGGGATAGCCGGCGATGATGGCGGCGCGTTCATGCGCCGGGATATGTTCGGCGTCTTCCAGCACCATGGTGACGATATCGCGCGCCTCGGACTTCTCGTTGGTAAACCGCGATACCACGGTGGACATGCCCTTGATCGGGGTGAAGGTCATGTAAACCATGCCGCCGGTGGCGGTAATGCGGGTTAACCCTTCCGAATAAATGGATAAATCGGGTTCTTCGTCGAACCAGATAAAATCGAGGGTTTCGCCCTGGAACTTGGTGCGGCCCTGTTCGTAGGATTTAAATCTAGCGACTGAGATGCCACCGCTGCTATGGCGAACCTGAATAGTGTCGTAAGCGTCTGTGACGCCACGAGCCAATGAAGGCTTATCAGCGAAAGCCTCTTTCGGGATAAGTCCTGAGCCATAATCGGCCTCCACGCCGGGTTCGCCGCACAGTTTCTTCTGCTGAATATCCCGCACCGCGGTCGAAGTCTCGCCGGCCATCCAGCAGCGCACCGGCCGGTCCCACCGCCGGCCCTTCCACCATGGCGGGTATTGCCCGGTCAGGTGGCAGGCGGCTTCGAAAGCCCCGACCTCCGACTTGCCGACCTGATTGGCCGCCATCAGCAGCCGCTCGCGCGCCGTGCCGCCGAGATCAAGGAATTTGCGCTGCTTGGGATACGGCGTGAAATAAGCCCAGCGATTGTATCTTTTCTCATGCGAAACCCAGGCAATGACTCGCTGGCGTTCCTCAGTGGTCAGTGGTGTGTTCACCGGGGAAAGGTCCACGTATCAGATTCATAAACTTTGACCAAAGCACGCAGCGCCCGTTTATATCGGGGCAGATCACGCGCTTCCTCCGCATCATCCACTTCGTCCAATGCCTTTTCTAGCTCCACATCGACCGGAAAAACCCATTGACGCTTAAATTCAGCGTCCTTTTCATCATCTGAACCAAAGCGCCCCTTGGGCGCGCAGGCCAATGCTGCGCCCATGATCCGCTTGTCCCACGCCTTGCGCGCGGCCTTATCCTGAACTCCCATCGGAAACCTCCACAAATTCCCCCTCGATCACACCACGATTGTTTCCCAACAAACGTTCCGATGCGATGCCAATCTCCTTGGCCAACTTAATGGCGAGCTCGGTAATCTCCTTGGGCTGCTTGTGCTCCACAGAAACCTTGTGCTCGCTCATCTCATGGAAGCCTAGCCGGTTGGCCAGCCCCATCGCCGCCTTCAACTGATCCGGATGCTTGTCATTGCGAGCAATCTGCGCAATCACCGAAATCCCCAGCAGCGCATACCCGCGCAGCCGCTTGTCCGCTTCCTCCCGCATCGCAGCAATAACGCGCTCATCGTGCAGCAATCGATGCGCCGTCACCCGCAGACTGCCGTAACTCTTGTCCGCATAGCCGGCCGCCTTGGCGAGTTGCCAGTCCTTGCCGGTCGGAAACTGCAAGGCCGCCATCACAAACCGCCGCATTACCGGCTTCAAAGCCCGCATGGCCGGTCCCATACTGTCAAAGTCGGGGTCGTCTATCGCTGATGTCGGCTCAATCATGAAACCTAGTTATTCGAAAGCCGACCCAATCGGCAACGCACTGTGGAAAGGGAAAAGGCGAAAGGTTTTGGAAAAGCCGCGTGCGAGAGGGAGAACGTCGCTTGAGGGAGCGAGAGAAAGTTCGGGGGTATCCCGGCACCCCACCCGGGTCTTTTTCAATGTAATCAATGGGTTATGCCGCATTAGCCCTCGATCATATCACTGGATCACACCCATAATAGGGGAATGTATGTGATTGATATTGCTGCATATTCACAATCACTGTGCTAATGGTGTGTCATTTACCCGCGGTAAACGATCGAGAGACAGTTAGTTGGTGCAGTGCACAAGGAAGCTTGTTCTTATATTCATATGCACACAAACGATATATCTATTTGCTTTCCATATCAATGACTTAACACCAATAATATCACACTTGCTGGTATTGCGAAGCACAGTGCAATTGCTTCGAGGTCGATAAATATATCTGCTTTGAACATATTCATATCTATCTATATGTCTTATTACCTTGATATATCAATAGCTTGTGTGCTGGCGTCTATTCATGGCTTGGCAATCACATAACCTGCATGGCGTATTGCTGCGAGCACATCTATGGCGAGGCTTGCGATTGGCACATCGCTTGCCTCTGTATGTGCTCTGATTTCAGCGGCGATAGCGTTGAACAGAGCTGTTTCGAGTTCTGGCGCTTCGATGACTGTCATGTGTGGCCTGCACATCCTTGCGCGTTGCGCTTCGTCGTGGTCGCATTCAACAGGAGTATTGGCAGGTGCATAGATTTCTGCGGCAATTGCTTCGTATCGCTCTGGGGTAATTTCAAATGGCTTGCCTACAAGTTCCTTCGCGCGCGCTTGGCGTTCTTTGTGCTTCATGGCATGTCCTCGGGCTTTGCCCTTCGTCATGGTCCTCGATTGCCTAGGGCAATCTGCGGAAGGCCAAGGGAGTGTTTTCTTTAGTCGGGCGCGCGCGAAGCTTTTAGCGATCGAGTGGAATATCAGTCAACGCACTCTGACACTATTTATTCAATTAACCCTTGTGGCTCTAGCATAATAATTATTCTGCACATGGTTTCAAACATTACCAATTGTGACATTATAACACTTGCAACATATTATCACGCATTCGTGATTGTACAAATGTAAAGGGCAGTGTATTGTACGTTTGTAAAGCGGATTGCAGTCCGCATAACCGAGAGGAAATAACATGCTAATCAACACAATTCGAGATTTGCGAATAGCGGCGCGACAGCAATTCGCATGGCCTGGCG